GTCGGGTATCCTCTTATCTGCGTAGGTGAAACCGTACTTATCGCACCAGTCACCATATGTTGACTTAGCGCCCTTGTTTAACTTTGCCCTAGAGTTACTAAAGACAAAGCGTATATCAAGATCAGGATGTTGTTCCTTGACCTTCAAGTGCTTCTTTCTATCGGCGGCTACAAATCTCCCCTTTGACTCAATTATAATACCATTAGGTAAAATGAAGTCAGGGGTGTAAGTCTTGTTCTCAAGTAAGGTCCACTTAATCTTTAGTGTCTCATACTCGAAACTTACACCCCGCTTCTTTAAGTCAACGGAGATGTCATCCTCTAGTCCTGACCTATAGCCATTCCTTAGAGCGTGTCGCCTGCGTTCACTGGTGGTAGCCACATCTCCCCCTCTTCACGTCTTAGCCAGAGTAACCTAGCGTTCTCTATTGCAAGGTCCATATCTTCCCCATATGCCTTTAGACAGGTTTCCCAAAGGCTGTGTTCTGTGTAGCAGTCAGCCAGAAGTTTCTCTGCCTTCTTGGGGCCAATTCCCGGTACACCCTTTATGTTGTCAGCGGGGTCTCCGGTTAACAACTGGGTATAAAAGAACTTAGTCCCTGACCACCAATCCACTTCAGACCACCCTTTTGTAAAGTTGTAGTGATAACAGGGTAACTGTAGCATGTCCTTGTCGATGGACGCCACAATGGTTGTAGGACCATACTTAGTTGCAGCTATGCCAATTAGATCATCTGCCTCCTCCCCATCGCTAACTACTGCTGCGTAACTATCAATAAGGTATTGCCTAGTTAGTTCTAGGTACTTTGGCCTGTCCTTACCCTGCCTGTTCTCTTTGTATGGGGCAGCTTTTGCTATCTCGTACCTGAAGTTGTTCTTGCCAGTAAGATAAACTATGTAGTCATTAGAGCTTACGGGAAATGTGCAAGTCGCTTCCAGCACATCCCCCATAATCTCCTCTGTCTTATTTATAGCATCTGAAGGCAAGTCCTTATCTTTTGAGGCGGCTGCTTGATAAGCAATTATATCACCGTCTATAAGAACCTTTCCACCTTTCATCAAAAACCCCCAAACACCATTTGACCATCATCCTTTTCAAAGGCAACATCTTCTACATAAGGAAAGCCGATAGCCCTAGTGAAGTCGCCATACGCTCGGCCTAAGCTGTACAGATCGTCTATGTCACTCCTGACCATAGTTACACTGCCAGTAAAACCGTCTTCCTCTTTGTCGTTTTTAACAGTCATTGTGAGTTCCATGTGTTATCCTACCATAAACAGTTGATCGTCTTCTGTCGGCCCACCCTCAGAGTAGGGGACGTGGTTAGTAACCCCAATATTCAAGAGGCGAACCCCAGAACCATTAGAGTAGGTGTCAAACTGGACCTTGGCCTCAGTTCCATTACCAAGTGGACCATCCTCACTAAAGACCCAAGCTCGTTTATTATCGACCCCCTCAGTTAGGTTAACGATACCCGGCGCTCCTCCGTAGTCCTTCTCAAAGGGTTTGCCATTTCGGTCTGTAAACGTCTTGATGTCCGTTACGCCACGTTTTAGCTTCATGTACTTACCAATGCCAAATTGGGCATCCCCATCAATAATTCGTGGGTTGTCCATAACCACGGGCTTTAGGCCGTCTTGGAGAAGCTCCTCAATCTGAGACGGGTCAGTGAAATAAGCCTGTACAATGTACTGGCCCCCTTTGTCGGCAATGCTCTTTGCGATACGGTTTCCACGGGGGTCTCCATAATCGGCGTTCTCAGGGAAAACCTTAGCATATTGCAGTACCATATCCATTGTGTATTTAGTCATGTGTCGAGTTCCTCGCATGTTTCCATATAATATAATACAGACCTAAATCCTGAAAAGTTTCCAAGATTCAGACATTTAATTACAACTTAGTGAATATCGGCATAACTTTCACCGAACTGCACATCAGTACCCAAAGGTACGTTTAGTTGTAAATCCTTGTTTAGTAGGTCCATAGACCTTTTCATCGTAGTTTCTACAAGTTTTTCCTCCCCCATCTTTACTAGGGCAATGACCTCATCGTGAAATTGCCCAATAACTTTTACCCCGCCCTTTCTGCACTCAGAAACCCAAGTGTCAAAACAGAAAACCCCAGTACCTTGGTTCAACGTGGAGAACTTATCCTTCTCGTTACGAAGAGCGTACCAGAACCTAGAAACGGGGTTCCATAACCAAAGGCTGTCGATGCACTCCTGTGTCTTTGTGTCCTCTGCAACCTGAGTGACTGCCTTGTTACGTTCCCAGAAGGCATCTAACAACTCCTTGGCCTCAGTCAGCTTCATGCCTGTCTCACGAGCTAGTTTAGACGCCCCTATACCATAGGTGGCACTGTAGTTAACCACTTTGTAGTTTTTACGAAGTGCTTTGAGGCTACGCTCCCCGGAGTTGTGTAAGTCTATGTCCTCTTGTGTTATGACCCCTGCGAACTTTGCCAAGTCTAAGTGTGGGTCAAAGCCTTCTTTACTCATCTCCTCAACGTATTCTGGGTCATGCGGTTGCATGTAGTGTCGTTTTGTAGTGTCTTCCAAGGAAGTCATATCTGCTCCACACAAAACATAATCGTCTGGACAGATAAGACACCCCCTGATTTCAGCACCATAGGGTTTTTCCACACCCGGTAAGTTTACCAATGGCTTGGCGTGTCGAAACCGCATAGTGTTAGTGAAGCCAGCAATACTAGCTTGAACATAACCATCTCGTTGAGCATTTAGCATCCCCTTAATAATACCAAGCCTGTGTGACAATACGGATAGACCATCTAAGATAGCCACAGCAGGGTCTTTGTTAACCAACTTTAAGACTGACGGGCAAAGTTCTCCATTGACAGTCACTTGCTCGACACTCCTATCAGGGCTGTTGTTTGTACCCTTAACAAACTTAAAGGAAGTAGGTTCCCAACCAAGACTTCCCAACCACGCTTTTACCTGTGGTGAAGAATTAGGATTAGCCCTCTCCCGTTTGTGGACAACACGCAAACTAACTGTGGTGGTAGGAACCTTGTATTCAGCACAGAGGTCAAGCCAGTTTTCTCCAGCAACAGACATATCTCCGTTCTTCTTCCACATCTTATCCTCAGATGGCTTGATGGCTTCTTTGTACTTTACAACCTCTGGCATAGCATCCGCTAGTTGGTTAATCTTATCAGCTTTAAGTTCCTCCCACTCGGCTAAGTACCTCTCAGCTTTTGCTACGTCTAATTTCCACTGTAGCCCCTCCTGCTCTGCCGCACAGTCCATCTTAAACGTGAGGTAGTCCAACAGTCGCTCTTTGTCCTCTGGCTGATCTTTATACAACTTACCTAGCTTGCGGCTGAGGTCTTTCCATAACTTAGAGTTGATCTTAACGTCCTCTTGGCAACGGTGTTTATAGTCCTCAGCAGAAAGGTTTTCCCAATCTGTAATCTTTGGCTTAGGTACACCGTACTCTTCCCCATAAAGGTCTAGGTTGTGACGTGTACGATGGTGGTCTATGTACCAAGCGACAGCAAGGGTGTCTATCAACCGGGCCTTAACCTTAATGCCCAAGACACTTTCCACCGCTGGTACGTCAAATCTGACAATGTTATGTCCAATGAGGGTGTCATCCGCCATAAAGAACTCACGCATCTCGGCGTAATCGTGTGTGGAATTAACTGTTTCACCCAAGTCATCGGACCAAGACAAGACGTGTATCTTTGTGCTGTTTAAGCCATCTGTTTCAATATCGAATATTCTGTTCATACATCCCTCATTAGTTTTGGGTCTACATAGACCTCATCAAGGTTTGGGTGTTCCAAGTCCTCGAACTCAATATCGCAGAAGTTACCACAGTCGGGCATAACTACCTTTTGTTTGTGACCCTTGTTGGGGTCAAGCTGGTCTAAGAACTGCCCCCTCAAGCAAGAATTGCCTAACTCACGTTCAAGTTGTGCCATCTTGTCAAAGTAATCTGGGAAGTCAATCCGTATCTTATTCCAATAACCAGCCCCACCCTTCACGCAACCAATGCAGTTGTTATTCTTGTAGCCAAGCTCGTACATAGTGGGCTTCTTAATGCCAACTTCTTCAAGAAAGAACAAGCACTCCGGCTTGGTCATACCCTTTTCTATCAAAGGGAAGATGGGTTTAGCATCTGGGTATTGCTCCTTAAACCTTAAGGCTCGGTTGATTTCACGCTTACTGTACTCAAAGCCGAAGATTTGACCATCGTAATCAAACTCCCGCTCTACTCTGTGACGAACCCGCTTCTTTAGCTCTAGCGTACACCTAGCTCCACCGGGGCCATTGATATACTTACGTTGCTTGATAACGTCAAACTGGTCTTTGTAACGAGTTGCGCGTCGAACTAGGATTTCCCGACCATACCAACGCTCACAATCGTCCTTGAACCTAGAGTTATCTTCGTGGGCGCTGTCTATAGC